CCCAGTCACAATAATTAGCCAAGCACTCATAATGCGTCAAAGTTATAAAACCATTCATCTTTAGCACTCCACTTAGCATGGTTCTCAACGCTATAAACTTCTGTTGGTATTTTAAAATCAGGAGTCTTTAATACAGCAGGCACAAGAGAAACATCGTACCAAAGGCATCTGTTGTTAGGTTGACAGGCAAACTGCCCGTTATCGAGCTTAATAAAGTTATAAGACTTATGCTCCTCAACCCCTTCGCTAAAGCTGGTATCTAAACGATTGGATTCGGGAGAGGCAAAGTCAATGGTAAACAAGTAGTTTCCAAAATGAAACTGTTTGTCCTTACCAAAGAACTTAACCTTAAGACCCCGTAAATTGGATTTTTCAATTACCGCCATATCGTAAGACAGGCAATCCCATATCTGTAAATGGTCTAAGGGTAATGGCTCAACTACCTCTTTCCATACATAAGCACTAATCGGCAGCTTGTCGTACAAAGCCCCGTAGTTTGTAAGCATTGACTCAATGCGAAATGCTTGGCCCTTGATTGCCTTGGCAGTCATCCATACACAGGGTTCTAGTTCTCCATGCCCTTGCTCGTGGTTGTAAAGAAACTCTTTGCGAACAAAGCATTTAACTGGCGGTATGTTAGCTACAAGAAAAGTCATTAAATCCCCCTTGAAAGACTGTAGGTTAAGTAAACTTAATGATTAATTATATAGGTACTTTCCCTATGGGTTATATATGTTACATAAAATCAGTTAATGTAACTTTTATATAACTTATTGTTGCAAGCTCTTTTCCCATAGAACGACCAACGCCAAAAGTGGCGATATTGTCAAGAGATGTATCGAGTAACGACTCTACCCAAGCTGGCTTGACCCAGTATCTTGGCGGCTATCGCAGGTGTCGACCCTCGCTCCGATGCTGAATCTCCATCGGCCTCTAGCCCATCCCCGACTTTTTCTAACACCCTGTCGTTTCGGGTGGCAGAAATAGAAAAACCCCTTTGGGTAGCTCTAAGTTGAACCCGCTTTAGGAAGCACTCCACAGGCTTTCCAAAACGCTCAAAGCTACCCAAAAGGGTCTTAATGGAGTTCTACTAAACAGGGTTCAATCTGCCCCGTCAGTATAACACTAAATCAACGCAACTCAGGCCATATTAACTGGTAACTTTCAGGAAATAGGTCTTTACGGGTTACTAATCCCTTGCTTTCCTGTTCCAATAACGCCCCTAAATAGACCATCTTATCGGCTGGAATACCTGAGTTTTTCCACATACTTACAGCAGGTACGCTAATTTTGCAGATTTTGGCTATTTTTGTTGGCCCACCCAGTAACTCGATAATTTGGCTATCGGTAAACATTTTTTTCTTCATTAAGCAAGTTTAACAAAAATACAACGCCATATCAAATAGTTTGCACATTTATTTAATTTGGCTTAATATGGTGGTACAGCATAAGCTGTTTACTTTAAGGATAATTATGGATGACTTACAGGAATTACATAACGAGCAGTTACAAGACCAAGAACGCCTAGAAATAGCACTCGATAAGGCAGAGGATGGTGATATGTTGACATTGGCAGAACTTGACTTAATCAGGTTTCATTGTGGACTCCCTAACAAGCGTAGGGTTAATCCATTATTGACTGCTATTGTGGATGATTTTTCTAATATTTTTGGGGGGAAACAATGATTGTGACAGGCACAACATCAGAAAAGAAAGAGTTTAAGGTTGCCCCAGTAGGGTCGCACCTAGCTCGTTTATACCGAATTATTGACTTAGGTACTCAGAAGTCCGAGTACATGGGTCAAGTCAAGATGCTACGCAAGGTCAAGTTCTTTTGGGAATTGCATGGGGATGACTTATTAATTGAGGGCAAACCCCTTATGCAAACACGCAACTACACGCTCTCGCTAGGCGATAAGGCTTCGTTACGGAAGGACTTGGAATCTTGGCGTGGCAAATCCTTTACCGAGGATGAGTTGCGTGGCTTTGACTTACGCAATTTATTAGATAAATGGTGCATGGTAACTGTTCAGCACAGGACCGCTAATAACGGCAATACCTACGCTGATGCGGTTGCAGTAACACCAGTACCCGCCATTGTGCAAAAGGCAGGACTACCACAGGGCGTAAACCAATGCGTATTGTTTGACTTGCAGAAGTTTGACCAAGAAGTTTTTGACAGCTTATCCCAAGGTTTAAAAGACCAAATTATGCAGTCAGCCGAGTATCGCAATACCTTTACTGATGTAAATAAGAAGTTGCAAGACGCAGCAATAGATGACGATGTACCTTTTTAGGGGGTAACCTTTAGGAGCAAGCTATGAACCACATGATTAAAGACTTTATTGACCAAAAATATACAGTCAAAACCTTTCAAGAACGGGGCTATGATGAAGAAGTACCCATCATCGGATTTGCCCAAGATGACTTGGAAGCTGTCATTAAGACTGTGGTTCAGGCTTGTGCTGATAGGGTTAAAAACTCCGATGATAGAATCGCTGTGCTACAGTTAATGTAATGTTTATTAGGGGGATGTATGTTAGTGAAAGAGAATACGAGTGAGAGTGGTCATTGGTACTTACCCAATGGCAGTCCAGCCTATCGGGTCATTGGCAAGAATGGCAAAGAAAGAAACACAACTGTCAAAGACGCAAGAGAACATGGCTTACTGCCCAGCGTCACCACAATTATTGGTTGTGCGTCAAAACCCGCATTGGATGTATGGAAACAACAACAAGCCATACTCGCTGCACTTACATTACCTCGCTTAGAGGGTGAGTCAGAAGAAGATTGGCTAAGTCGGGTTGTATCGGATTCTAAAGAAACCGCTAAATCGGCAGCAGAGCGTGGAACTCAGATACATGGGGTCATAGAAGCCTTCTACGAGGGTGTTTACATCCCTGAGCTACCAACCTATGTCCGAGCCGTAGAAACCGCTATAAACGAGCATTTTGGCTCACAGCTATGGGTTTCTGAGAAGTCCTTTGCTCGTGGTGGGTATGGCGGTAAATGCGACCTAATCGCTAAGAACTGCGTAATCGACTTTAAAACGACTGAAAAAGACTTAGACAAGCTCGACTATTACTTTGACCACCAAATGCAACTGGCGGCTTATAGACAAGGGTTTGAGATGCCTACGGCTAGGTGTGCGATTGTTTATGTCAATGCCCTACAAAATAAGGCTAAACTAGTCGAGATACCTGAAGATGACCTGCGAATCGGGTGGGATTGTTTTACGCATCTTTTGGCGTTTTATCGGGCAAAGAATAAACTATAATGATTACGGGGTGGCGGCAATCCCCCTGCCACAATCTCCTTCACACAGAGGGCCACCCCACCTTACAACGGGCGAAAGCTGATGCTGTACCGAAACCTTGAATTGCGGAGAAAGTAGTGCAATATCTGACAAAACAGCGAGTAGCCCACCTTTTATACTGTATATCCATACATTAGGGAAAGTCCCTAGTTGCACTATATGTTAAGTTTGCTTAATATGGAGTTATTAACAAGGGGGAAACTATGAAAGACTTTTTATTAGGTATGGTTGCAGGTGTATTAGCATTTGGCATACCTGCTATTGTTTATGTTTTGAAAACAGGGGGAATATCATGAAATACGCAATCGCACTATCAACCGCATTATTAGGGGCTTGTTCATCGTTTGAGCCACCTAACGCTAGTCTTGAAACCGATAAGACTGTTTTTCACATGACTCGCAGCCAAGTTATCTTGGGTATTAATGAGTGTGAGTCAGCCAACACAAGACCAGTAGTGATTGAGGCTAGACGCAAGATTAACGGGGTTACTACGACTGTACCCGTTGAAGTGACTTGCCATCCACGCTATAAAATCTTTTACTAGGGGGTAATATGATTGGTACTGTAACGATTGGCGATACGCCTGTTGATGTATATGGCACAGAATGTCCTTCTGAACCTGCTGTTGGCATTATGGGCAATTATGTTGAGATTGAGGACTTAGAAGTAGGTGGCATTAGCATCTATGAAATGGTCGCTAATAACCCAATCTTTGAGCAAATCCAAGAAGCAATTAACGATATGGTGAACTCATGAAAGCATTTCCAAGTAAAAACGCACCATATTACATTAATGAAGATGGTGCATCTGCACATCAATCGGGCATGGATTTACGGGATTATTTTGCTGCCAAAACTATGCAAGCCATGTTGGTTAATCGCAATGAAGCAAGTTATTTACAAAGTATGCCCAAAATTTGTTATCAATGGGCCGATGCAATGATGGAAGCGAGGAAAAAATGAACCTATTTGTAGCTACAATTCTATTTGTGTTATTTGCAGTAGCTTGTACAACTCTAGGTTATATTTTAGGGGGGTATTTATGAACATTCCATACAACAACGGCAAAGTCAGTATTGGTAAGTATTATGTGCCACCTAAGTATGTTGAAAAAGACACCGATATGCTTGAGCTTCAGTCTTATTTAATTCACGACCCAGCCCGTCTTAACAAAATTTATTGGACAGAAAAAGCCTTATTAGTGCTAAGTCTGTTTGTCGTTATGGTTATATTCCTCAAGAGCTAGTTTTCTAGCATCCTCTACCCGATTAAGCCAGCCTTTAATAAAGCGAGCTTGGTCGGGTTTTCTTGCCACTATGCCTTGGTAGAAGTCTGCCCTAGCGTCTGAAAACTTTGCAATAAGGTCTTTAGGGTTTGCATCGTTAATTGCTGCCATAGTCTTAGGCCCGATAACTCCGTCAGCCACGCATCCGATTGCCTGTTGTAGCGTCTTAACGCTTCTGCCTGTGCCTGCATTAACGGCAAAATCAAAGACCACATAATCTAAGCCTTTCGGTAGGACTTCACAATAACTGGAGTTCCAATACTTCATTTTATACATTGGGGCAATTATTTCAGGGGTTAAGGCTCGCATATCTGCTTCGGATACAGGATGACCCACAAATTCTTCCCAAACACGCTTAGTAACGCCTAGGTTGGTCATACCGCCTGAGTCTAGGGGGTCATTCACATAACCGCCTTCGTGCTTTAGGATGCGTTTTAAAGCCTTTTCAAACTCACCTGTCATTTCTTCGTTTTCATTTCCATAATTTTTTCTAGCGTTCTACCACCAAAATATGCGGATACGATAAGCATAATCATCTGACCTAGCAATTCTACATAAGCCTGTTTTACTACAATATCAAAAGCGGAAGCTGTAGCAAATATAAAATAGGCTACCAAAAGGGCTACAAGCGTCATAGGGCGTACATTTTTAGATAGCCAAGAGTCACTACCCAAATCAGCTTTCCAACGCTCTGACACATTGTTTTGTTCGTTCATGTCAGCGTTAAGTTCAGCTAACCTACCTTCTTGTTGCATTTGTAAAAGTTCTTTTTGAGCCTTGGCTTTGGCTTCAGGGTCAGGAATAAACTTGTCTAGGACTTTCATCCCCACATCAAATAGTGCCATCAAAGGTATCATTTACCACCCCATACTAAAAAATAGGCTATATAACCTGCGACTACAAAACACCAAAACTGTGCAACTCTAGCCTTGTTTAAATCTTTGTTAAATTCATTCTGAAACTCTTTTTCTTGCTTCTCTAGCTTGGCTTTTAAAGATTCTACTTCTGCCCAGCGTTTGCCATACTTTCTTAGAAAATCTGTCCTAATCTGTGCTTCTTCCCGTCTAACCCGTTCTTCATGTTCCCATTGGATTAAGACTCGTTTAAGAAATAACTCTTTGCGTACTTCGTTTTCTCGTAACTCTCTGCGTCTATCTATATTTCGTTGTACTGCAACATCGGTAGCTTCTTTTTGGACATTCTCAATACTTTTAGAAAGTTCTTTAGCACTTGCTCGGCTTGAATCAAGATTACTCGATAGGGACTTTGCCCCTTCTAGAAGTTCCATATTTCATTTTGGCAAAGACCATCCATGAGTAGATAGGTAGGCATAACCTAAACCGCCCACAAAGACATAAAACAATGTTCGTATAGAGAACCAACCAAACTGGCTTACTTTCTCATTTAACCATTCTTTAATGGCTTCTTTAACGATTTGTTTTTCAATTTCGTTAGCCATAATTACACCTTTTTTGCTTGGCTCTGCGACTTTTTTGCAACAGTTTTCCGTTTAGTCGCAACTTTTTTAACGGGTTTTGGGCTTTCCCAAGAATTTAGCACAGTAAGCCAATGCACCTTTTTGGTGTAGCCCATCTTATCGAAAACCCAGTCAATGATGAACATTATGGTAGGCTCGCAATGTACGCACTAGCATCCGTCATCACATTCCCATCGGCATCTTGCAGTTCTGCACCAGCTTTTATGTGTGTTTGAAACTCAGGGTTTTGTGCTGTACAAGTTAAACGGCATTTGCCATCATCATCTATACGAGCAAAGATTTTTACACCATCTTCGGTTGTTGTAAGTAATTTATAAATCATAGTTCTGCACTCCAAGCAACATAAGCATTTGAATTAGGAAATCTTGAACTTGAACCTTGTCCAGTAGTAAGCCCTGAAGATACTGTGTATTCTGTTAATGCCACATTAGCCGTTCCACCATAATAAATTGGAACTGCCGAACAAGTGACTGTTCCTGCTGGTGCTCTTATTGAATAATCAGATGCCGTTCCAGTTTGTTCTAAAGATGATGGTACTGTCCTCATGGTTACTGGAAAAGCTGTAATATCTCTAAATCCTGTAGAACTTAAAGCATAGCCTAATGCGTAATCAACACCTGAACCAGTTGATTTAAATTTGTAATAATACCTAATTTTAGTTTGATTAATCCGCTATGTCAACAACCGCCCAATTGTTAGTTACTCCTATATCTACTACTGACCAGGCTGTCA